TTACTGCTCGCTTTCAAGAAGCCTTACTGTCTGACGATATTCCTCCGCTTTGGCAACGGCAGTAAAAGTGACCGTAGCATTGTGGTTTTCTTTTACAACCTTTTCAATTTCCGAAAGAGAAACGCGGAAGAACTCTTTTCGGCTGTTTACCAGATTTATACGCCGATCATCAAACTGCCGGTGTAGAGCCGTTTCCAACGCCGGCGCGTCCTCGGAGAAAATCATAGCGTGAACATCGAATTCAAACGGTACGGAAGCACTGCTGAGTTCTTTTATGCGGTCCATCGGCTCCAACCGTCGTGTCATTCCAATTTTATATACATTCTCTCCAAAGGAACCGATATTGGATATTACATAGACGAAGCCAGCGCGTGTATTTTGCTCCCGGTCGAGTACATTTTTTCTGTCCTGCTCTAACAGGCCGAGTTTCGCCTCCAACTCTTTAATCTTGTCAACATAAAGCTGCTTTTCAATATCATCCGCCTTATGTAGATAAGTCATGAGTTTCTGAATTTCATTTTTGAACTGCCGTTCTTCCTTATCGAGTTTTGCTTTTTCGCGTTCAATTTCGCGGCGCACTTTTTCTTCTTCGAGCATTTGCTCTCGGATCGCGCGTTGTTCTTCCTTTTCGCGCTCTGCCATCACCTGATTGCCATACATACAGTTGAGCTGTTCCAGTTTAATCTCCAGCAGCTGGCGGTCGAGTTCCACTCCGTCCGGTGCAAAAATCCTGTTAAGCATTTCAAAGGACTTGATGATTTTAGAACGCGCACTGTCAATGTTCCGCGTGGTAACATTCTTGATAATAGCCGCCGTTTCCGAATTAAAGCAACGCAGGATCTGTTTCACATTTGCATTTACAACAGACTGTGGCGCGTCGGAATACACAGATACGGCATTATTTGAGGAAATGCATTCCTTTTCATTGAGTTGCGCAAGAGCAAATTTGTCTTTATATTCAGCGGACGATATATCATAGTCTACCGGGACGGAAGAGGAAACAGCAACCGCTTCTCGTTGCGCAACTTCAATTTCATCTTTAAGATCGCGGATTTCAATATTTAGCTGAGCAACGCATTTCTGTTTGTGCTCAAGTTCCAGTTCAGCAGCACGAGCCCGCTGGGCGGCGTGCTCTCTCTTATCTTTGATCTGATCTTCAACAGTACGAAGTTTTTGAGCACAACTGTCCTCTGTTTCTTTTCGCATTTTTTCCGCAGCCGCTTTGGCGTCCTGCACGCGTTGATCTGCATTGGCAGTCGTAAACGCCGCGTATTCGTCGGCATTTTTGATTATATTTAGTTTCGAAAAAGACTTCTGCAAAATATAATAGTACAGCACGAGAAACGCCACAACAACCAATGCAAACAGCGGTGCCAGTACCGTGGCAAACGCAAAGAGCGCGATAATAAACGGAAATGCGTACAAAAGGATTTTATATTCTTTTTTCATTTCTTTTTTCTCCTATTAAGATGTTACATCTATAATCACGGCGTGCCGTTGATTATGCTATTCCACACTCAAAGTAGAACTCCAGTGCCTTATGGATGAACTCTTCCGTAACATTGAAATATTCTGCCAGTTCGTAAGGCTCCAGGCCCTGGCGCAGCTGCGCCTCCAACTCGACTTTGGGGATCAACTTTTTCACTGCCCACTTATCTGCCCGGCGTTCGTGCTTACTGCGCCGATCCAGCGGGGCGTATAAGTTGTAGAACGACCCGGTTATACAGTGCCCTGCCTCATGAGCCAGGCGACAGCGGGCCTCTGCGGTGCTTTCCAGGCTCTGTTCGTCCAACGCTATGTAATAATCATCGCCGATATTGGCAGACGCAGACTTGGCAGCGGGCATACTGCCCAGATACACCTCTATGTTGTTACGCTCGATCTCATCGAACAGGGACTCAGTTGTTGTCATTCTCTCTCTTTCTCTTATCTTTGATAAATTCTACAAATCCTTTAACTTCCTGCCACATCTCGTCGGTAACCTCTCCGTCACCACCAAATAGTGCCACTTTGGCGATTTCCTCCGGACTTTGTTGGTCCGGGGGATTTTTTATGTCCGTTTTCCCCAAAAGGTAGTCAGTAGAGACACCAAAGTAGTCAGCGATCTTTTTTAAGCTGGAAGCAGATGGCACAGCCCCTTTGTTTTTCCAGTCGCTGACAGAGGCACGGGATATACCAACTGAAACGGCAACACCAGTCGCCGAAGAACCAGCTTCCACACAAAGCTGTTGGTATCTATCGTAAAAAGTCATAGTTTTACACCTCTGTTTTTGTGCAAAATTTACAAAAGTTCATAAAACCTAACTTTTAGTGTTGACAAATTCATTCCACCGAATTATAATTGCACTTGTAGTTAGGTTTACCGAACACGAAACAAGCCGGACTATGAGAGCGCTACCTCTTGTCAGTCCAATGTGCTGTTGATTTGCACATTCATAATAGCACAACAGTTCGGAAAATACAACTACAAATCCAAAAAATGTTCGTTTTTTAGAACGAAACGGCAGAAAGGAGTAAAAAAATGGACAGTTGGATTGCGGAAGCAGTCGGCACAATGCACATCAACAAAATAACCCAAAAAGCCGTGGCAAGCAAAATGGGATGTACAACTGACTATATCTCGATGATTTTAACCGGCAAGCGCAAACCGCCCCAGGCAAAAGAGCGGATCCTCGGCGCAATCAACGAGATCATCGCCGAGCGAAATATGCACACATCGGTATAGTGAGGTGAGTCACATGAAATGTTTTTGGATTATTATTTGGGCAGTATGCACCCTTATGATCACTGCCCATGCCTTGCTGGAGCGTTGGAAATTGAAAGCTATTCTATATTATCTTGCGAAAGAAAATATTTCTTTTTCTGAAACGGATATGGAAGCGTGTTTACAGCAAGTGTTGGAACACAAGTTCAAACAGTAGGTGGATTAAGAAGCATAGTTGAAAGGACATTGGAAGCGACAGACGAAAGAATATTGAGAGAGACAGATGTGAATTTTGAGGCCGTCTTTTTCGTTTTCGTCCATACTGTGTTGTCACGAATATTGTCAAGTAGATCGTGACCGGGCATAAGGATTGACACCACAAAATATGATGTTGCGGCGCTTAAATTCCTAATTGGAATGGTCTTTATGTACCCGGCCTCCGACAATAGACTGATCGTATATAGGATTTCTTCGTAAGTGTATGGCTCAATTTTGATTGAAGAAGCATCTAATCTGTCATCATAACCGAGATGTTCTTCAAGATAGAGCAGTACATCTCTTACACAGTCTTTGTTCAGTTTCATTGCGTTCAGTCCTTTCAAATTGATAACTTTATTATACCATGACAAACAACAAAAGCCAGCCTTTTGGGCGGCGGCAGAGATACGCAGGCAGCGGGACCTTTTTTCATTTCTTCTCTTTCTTCTTTTCTTTTTTGTCAAATTACCCTCTATGTTCCTGCTTCCGGTGCCCGCCCCACCCAACATCACATTTATCGCCAACGGCACTTCTGCCGTGCAGCGGGCAGCTTGCGGCTCTGCCGCTTGCCCAAGGGGCTGGCCAAATAATCGAAAGGAGAAATAATAATGAAAGTACCCATCAACAAGGACAGTCCGTTGGCAATGGACGACTTCGACGCCGCCGTACAGCAGCGTATGGAGCGCCTGCAAAGCTACATCGACCTGATCCGCACCGCCGAAGCAGTAGAGGAAGAGGTCAAGGCCAAGGGTACAAAACTGTATCTTGGTCCGGAAGATGTGGCGGCATACCTGAATTGCAGCATTCCAACGGCACGGCAGTATATGCACCGCCCGGGCTTTCCTCTCATTCAGCTGGGAGAGAACGGTACAAAGTTGGCTGTGTTCGCCCCGGCGTTCCACGCATACAACGCCGGAAAATACTAAATTGCAGTTGACTGCAAGAAAGGACAAACCAATGACGAAACGAGAAAAGGCAGGCTTGGTTCTGGTGGTCACCGGCTTCCTGCTGGTACTGCTGGGCTGCTGCCTGGTGGCGGACAACCCCTATTGGTGGGTGTCCATAGTGATCAGCGGTACCGGCTGCGCATTGATCGCCCTGGCAGTGTTCGTGCTGCCTAAGGACGACCGGGAGCCGCAGCAGGACAAACAGCTGGTGATCGAGGACGAAAAGCACAAGGTGGTGCTGCTGGCACCGCTGACTGATTTTGAGCTGGCGTATCTGCACGCAGTCAAACTGGGAAAGGATGATGAAAATGGAAGATTACATTGATTTGGTAATTGCTAAGCTGGACGAGGACCATATTGTTCTGCGGGCGCCGTGGAACACCGTTAGAGCCGGTGACACCGTGTATGTGCAGGGTGATGGCAACTACAAGGCGCTGGAAGTCATCGCAGAGCGGAAAACCAAGGCTCTGATGGAATTGCCGAAAGTGACCGCCATTATGCTGCCGCTGGAGTATGACGAAAACAGCAGCGAGCAAAAAGAAAAAGCCGACTGAGCGACCAGTCGACTTAAACACAGGCGGCGAAAAGAAAGTAAAACGCCTGCGCTAATTACATTATATATAAGGACCGCAGAGAAGTCAAGGACAAGCCGTGCGGCAAGGGCGAAAAAGGGGTCTGTGCTCCTTTTTTGCTCCTTGTTCAAAGTATTATTTTTAGGTGCAAAACGCCAACGGCAAAAATATATATCGCTTGGCATTCTTCAGCGAGTTAGGCGCAGGCAGGAGACCGGCGGCAACAGGGAGTGTACCCGCGCCGCATAATGAGGAACTGTGCACTGTGGGAATGTGGAACACGCCGGTGAACCGGTGGAAAACTTGCTTTTCCATCCGGGAGCCGATCAGCGTTTTCCAGCATTTCCATAGTGTGCCGATCCGTCAGAAAGGAGAAAACCAAAATGCCATGGGTGCAAAAGACCACCCACGCAGGTAAATGTATCTACATTCAGCGGCATTACTCCTCCCGCTACGGAAGCAAGAATAAATGTACCAGGGGAAGCAACTACGGAAAAACCAGCGAGGCGCAGGCGGCGGTCAACAATCGCCAGGCGTGCCTACAGCAGGAGATGATCTTCAACGCCAATTTCGGACCAGGTGACCTGACCGCCACTTTTACATTCCGAAAGGCGGACAGGCCCAAGGACCTGCAAGAGATCAAAAAACTGTGGGCCGCCTATATGGCCAAACTGCGATATGCCTACAAAAAGGCCGGCGCGGACTTCAAGTGGATGAGAGCCATTGAGACCCCGGACAAGAACCCACACATCCACATGGCGTTGTCAGGTATTGACTTGACCAAGCTGCCAAGGTGGCCTTATGGCCGAGTGGAGTATGTACCGGTGGACGATAGAGACCACCACACCTACGGCGGGTACCTACGCGAGGAGACCCACATCAAACAAGGGCACGAGGGCAAGTACACAACGGCCAAGTCCAGAGTGTGTTTTAGCCGGAGTCGAAACCTGGTGGTACCGGAGCCGGAATACCAGGTCATCTACAGCGACCATTGGGCGGATGAACCAAGAGCACCCAAGGGCTACTATGTGGTCAAGGACACGCTGAACAACTGGGAGGACGAAGTCACCGGGTTCAAGTACCAGTCCTATGTGCTTTGCCCGATCTCAAAGAACCAACCGCACCGGCGGTGTTAGGAGGGCGACAATGACATACATACAGCAATGGGAACAAATGCGGGACAAGGTGCGAAACTTGGAACAGGAACGCCAAACCCAGCTGATCTTGGCACCGCACAACGCCTACGGCTTCAAGCTAAACATCAACCACCCGCTGATCCGGCCTAAGTGGGACGCCTTTAAGAGCACCAAGGGCCTGGGCCAGTATGGCATGACGGACGATCTGCGCCGGGAATTTGAGGAGGCAGTGCTGGCCAGTAAGTACATGCAAAAGTGCATGGAGCAGGAGCGACAGCGCATTGGCACCGTGGAGCACCAGTTCATCCGTATGGCTTACGCTCCTGCGGAGCAGGCAGCGGGCTGATGGGTACCCAAGAACACTGGACTGCTGCCCAGTACCAGGAGTATCTCCGGCAGCGGGCCAAAGGTGGAAACAAATACCACGCAGTCAAAGCCCAAGCAGACGGCCGTACCTACGACAGCCAAAGCGAGTGCAAGCGAGCCAAGGAACTGCAACTGCTGGAACGGCACGGCCTGGTGCGCAACCTGCGGGAGCAGGTCCCCTATGAGTTGATACCGGCAGGTGTCGGCGAATACCGAAAAGAACGCCCGGTGATATATAAGGCGGACTTCGTGTATGAGGTCTGCCAGCCGGACGGCACCTGGAAGTGGGTGGTAGAAGACACCAAGGGTGCCAAAACAAAGGAATACATCATCAAGCGAAAACTTATGCTGTACATTCACGGCATAAGCGTAAAGGAGACGGACAAATGAACTTTAAGAAAATGTTATCCATTTGCAAGCGAAGCAAGACTTATTTGTTATACGACCTACCAGACGGCGAGCAAATGCTCAGCAACGGCAGCTGCGGGTACATCTTGTACGGCCACCCGGAATACACGCCGGAGACACTGCGCATGGTCGCTGACTTGGCAGAGGACGACAGTGTGATCATGACAAGAATGCCAAAGACAGACCTACCATTGGCAGACCAATGCCCCAATGAAGAATATGCCGCCCCGCTGGACACCTGCATTGTAGCCGCAGGCGCTGTATGGCAACCGCTGATTGTAGGTGCGGGCATGACATTCATCAACAAAAGAGCGTTGCAACCTATCGAAAAGGAAGAAGAGGGGTACGATCTGTACCGGCGCGGGGACCTGGTGGTCGTTAAATCCGGCCTGATCGTGCAGGGCGTGATCAGAACAATGGATCTGTCCAAAGCAGAAGCTGTATGCAGGGATCTGATCAACCTGGGCACAGTGGCCGGTATGGCCATTGAGGAGCGCAACAATGAAGAATGAGAACGAAAAAACTACAGTTGCGATCTTGGCGACGATATGCCGAGATGTGTGTATCTACGGCTCAATCAATAACCGGTGCGGCCTTGACAAGCCGGAACTGGACGAACACTGCCAGCGTTGCGCGCTGGCGCAGATCAAGGAGGTAACGCTGAAATGACCGAGAAAATCCAAAAAGCAATTGATAAGATCGACCAGGAGGCGGAGAAGATGGGCAGCGCAACCGTGCGCCTGCTTTGCTCACACATTATAGACCACTGCCTGGTCAATGATGAAAACGCGGACAAGGTACTGGCTGAGGGCAAGAGTCTGAAAGGCTGCTGGGATCACATCACAAGCAACGCACGAAAACAAGCAGAAGGCAACTGCGCGGCCGTGCCGGACGACACCGTGTACGAATGGGCAGCGGGCTATTACGGTTTTACCACCGAAGAGACCAAGGCGGAGATCATCGACCTGCTGGATCTGCTGTGAGGTGTCGATATGGGAAAAAAACTGAACACGCTTACGCAGGAACAGGCTCGGAAAATTTGGAACGGCCGCCCGAAACTGCCGGAGAAAAAGATATTGACATTCGCACACAAGCAGGTGTTCGTCAACGAGCAGTATTTTTTCAAGCACAAAGAATGCGGCCATAGGTATGGCTATTGTACCGCTTGCGGCAAGGATGTGCAGATCGACATTGAGAATATGCGGCTATGGACGGACAAGCACGCCGCATGCCGCTCTGCACGGCATAACGACACCGTATGCTGCCCCGCCTGCGGGCACGAAGTCCAAGTCAAAGACGCCGGGCGTGGCCGTAGTCAGTTGGTCAACACGGCAGTGGTAGCGGTAACACAGCGGACAAGGAACGGCGGTATATTGCTTTCTTTCGTTCGAGTGTACGAGGATTATGCGTGCGACTTTAAAGCCGCGCCGGAAATGGGCAGACTGCTGTACGCTGCATACTTCAATTTGAACAAGCACTTTGTGGCCAAACGACAACTCGGTGGAGGGCTGTGCATAAGCGTAAAGTCAAAACCAACACTGCAGCTGCCGTGCACCGTAGAGCCGGTTAAGCTGAATCACAACAACTGGAAATGTACACAAGGAGAGGGAGCAAAGCTGCTGGGCTTTGAAGAGGCGCTGGAGAAAAGTAACCTACGCTATCTGCCGTGGGAGACATACCACGAATGTGCCCAGCAGCTCCATCAAAGCGCAATTACAAACTATCCTGTCAACCTGCTTGGGTTACTTTATCGATACAGCCGTTATCCGGTACTAATGGAGCGCCTGATCAAAGAGGGCAACAGCGACTTGGTAGCCGAACAAGTTGAGTGGAATTGCACAGCCGGTATGGACTACAAGCAAGTGGTGCCTTACAAGGCAATGCGACTGACCAAGCCGGAGTACCGCATGATAAAAGCAAAATACAAGATTTGCTGTTCAACACTTAGAGCAACAGCGGCACTGAAAAAATACGGCTGCAAAATGTCAGATGAGAATATTCTCTTTTTTCTTGCTTTCCAATACAGCTGGAACCAGCGAAGATGCTACAAGGCGCTTGATGTTTTGCGGCAGCACCTATCTCCGCAAAAGGCAGTGAACTGGGTAAACCGGCAGGCAGCGGGAGAATATGGAACGCCAACAGATGTGCTGTCAGATTACAGCGACTATCTGGATCAGTGCAGGCGGTTGGGCCTGGATGTTAACCGTAAAGAAGTAGCCGTACCGCAGAACCTGCGAGATCTGCACCGACAGTATTCCGAAGAATTGACACACCGAGCTAATGAAAAGAAAACAAAAGAGCAAGCCGAGCGGGAAAAGAAGTTAGCTAAGGATCTGCCAAAGCTGAAACGGAAATATACATACGCCAGCAGCGGGCTGTTCATTCGGCCGGCCGAGGGGCCGGAGGATCTGCTGAAAGAGGGTTGTGCCCAGCACAACTGTGTGTACTCCTGTTACACGAAAAAATACCTGGACAGAAAGACGGATATACTTTTCGTCCGCAAACAGTCGGCCCCGGATCAGTCCTATGTGACCGTTGAGTTCAAAGACGGCGCCGTTATTCAATGCAGAGCCGATCACAACCGACCTGCACCGCCGGATGTGCAGGAGTTTATGCAAGCCTGGCTTGCCTACCTAAAGTCGAACAGAAAAACGAAAGCAGTCAGTTAAGGAGGACTTATGGATAACCAAATCACCACAATGCAAGAAGTAACACCCACAACGCAGAAAGCCTACGATACCCACGTCCGGATCCTGGCCAACGGTCAGGTGATGGCCCGAGCATTGGTAGATGTGTGCCACGATCTAAAGACTATGCGGGATGAGGGTCTATACACGGAGCTGGGCTATGACACATTCGAGGAGTACGCCGAGCAAGCCTGTGGCATTAAGCAGCGGCAAGCCTATTCCTACATATCAGCCTATGAAAAGCTGGGCCAGAAGTATATGGCCGACCACGCCGACCTGGGGATCACCAAGCTGGAGCTGATCTCTCAAATCAGCAGTTATGAGCGGGAAGAGTTCGCGGCCGATGTGGATTTGGAGAGTGCCACAGTCAGGGAGTTAAAGGCTGAGGTGGAACGCTACAAGAAGCAGACGGAACAGCTGACCTTTGATCTTGGCCAGGCACAGAGCGAATTAAGCGAAGCGCCGGAGCCGGTGGACATGGACACACTCCGTTCTTCCATTGAGCAGGGAGTTAAAGCCAAGTACAGCGCCCAGCTGGAAGAATTGCAGCAGCGGGCCGACGCAGCGCCGGACCCGGAGGCAATCCGAAAGGAAGCGAAAAAGGAAGCCGCCAAGGAATACAAAGCTAAGCTGGCAACGGCAAAGGCAGACGCCGAGGAAAAGACCAAAGCCGCTGTGGAAAAACTGGAGCAGGAAAAGGCAGACCTGAAACGGCAGTTGGACAGCAGTGCCACCAAACTGGACGCCGCTGTTCGGCAAGCAAAGGCAGCGGGCGCAGACACGGATGTAGCCGCCTGCCGGGTGTATTTCACCGAACTGCAACAAACCGCCGCAAAGGTACAGGAGCTGATCGGCAAGATCAATGCCAAGGACCCGGCCACCGGAGCCAAGCTCTCCGCCGCCGTTATTCAAGTTTTGCAGTCGACTGCACGGAATTTGGAGGTGGCACAATGACCTGCGAGCAATGTTACCACCGTGATGTGTGTTGGCACCGCATGACCATTTACGGTCCATACGCACTAATGGGAATAAACACTGGCAACATGAAAGCGTGGTGCGCCAACTGTAAGCCAAAGACACAGATCATAGAACTATCAATGCAAGTTTCCCAGTCGCTTCATGATGAGTTGACGAAGTACTGCGCAGAAAGAGTGGTAGACGAACTATAGATCCGGAGAGGAGAAAAACATGGAAGAAATTAAAAAGAGCTTGTGAAATAAGAAAAGGGCAGACACCGAACGCGGCAACGGCGGGTTCGGAAGTACAGGGAGGTGAGCAGGATGTGTATAGCAGCACAAATTATTCTTGTGGCTGGGGCGGTCATTGTTGCATTTTTCGGCGTGATCGGCTTTGGTCCGAACTTTAATAAATGAGCGGAATAAAAAGCAGGAGGAAAAATGACGAACAACGAAAAGAAGGAATGGCTGCAACGCTATCGGGAGTGCTGGGCGGAGGTTGAGATTACACAACAGGAGATCGAAGAACTGAACAGCCGGGCGCAAAAGATCACGGCTTCCCTCTCTCCCACGCCGGGAGGCGGGCAGCGGGCAGATTTTACCTTGACGGTAGATCGCATTATAGAACTGAAAGAGAAGCTGGACCAACAAGTCCGGCTTGCTCTGTTGCAGCGGGCAGAAATTGAGACTGCTATTGAGCAGGTGCGCAGTCCGTTGCACCGGCGTGTGTTGCGTCGGCGGTATTTGAACGGTGACACTTTTGAGAAGATTGCCGTAGACGAAGATATTACATACAATCACCTGGTCTCTCGCATTCACCCGCAGTCCCTGGATATGCTGGAATGCGAAAAATAAAAAACCACTATGCAATGCATGTTGATGTTATAGTATGCAGGTTGCCGTCTGTGTTATAGTATAAACTGCCAAACAGATTGAAAGAGCGCACCGTTTGGAGCGCTCTTTGGTTTTTGTCTTTGTGCTTTCCCTTTCTAAAATGCGGTTACTATGAGGCTCATTTTCAGATGTGCTATAATTATGGTGAGCGAAAGGGGGGAAAACAAATACATGCGTAAACGCTCTGAAAAACCTTTAGGCAAGCAGCAGAAGAAAAATCGTGAAGTCCTGGAGTACGAAGAGGTCAAGACAGAACTGACCAACATTTCTCCGGCAGAACGCCGGCGCAAACGCATTATGGCTGAGACGGATGTGAAATCCGCATCCAAATTCTTTAATGCGTCTATGGCAGCAGAGTTTTCTTTAATTGCGACTATGACTTCTTGGATCGTTGCACTTCACAATGACTGTAAAGGAGTGATAAGCTATATCGTCCTTGTCGTAGTGATCGTGGCCGCTATCGTTGCATCAGTTGCTTTGTTGTTTACTTGGATAAAGAAAAATATCCATCTTGAAAAAGCGGTACTAACGCTTGAGATACTGGATGAATTTTTTCCAAATAGCAAACAGAAAAAATAACAGCATATAATCCGTGATTATTACAAAGGAGGTGAGCAGCGTGGGCAAAGAGACCTTAACACCTAAACAAAGGCTGTTCTGTTATGAATATGTGCTCGACCATAACGGGAAACGGTCTTACCAAGCTGCTTACCCGAATTGTAAGGCGCCCGGGAGCGCAGAAAGCCAAGCAAGCCGATTGCTAAGAAATGATAAGGTAAAAAAATTTATCGCCGACCTGGAAAAGCGAAAGCTGGACAAGTTGGATTTTACCGCAACGGATGTGCTGAACGCGCTGTGCTCCATTGGGTTTGCAGAGACGGCAAAGCCGCCGAATACCTCTGATCGAGTAAAAGCCCTGGCAGAGCTTCTGCGTCACTTTGAATTGGCCCGAGGGCATGAAGATGAGCAGACGGACGATGGCTTTCTGGAGGCCTTGGAGCAGAAAGCGGGTGAACAGGCATGGGAAGAATAAGCACCTTTCATTTTCAGCCATTCTCCGCCAAGCAGCTCCAGGTGCTCACCTGGTGGTGCAAAACATCACCTGTGAGCGACAAAAACGGAATAATTGCAGACGGCGCTATACGATCCGGTAAGACGGTGAGTATGGCGCTTAGCTATATTCTGTGGGCTATGAGTACCTACAGCGGCATGAACTTTGCCATGTGCGGCAAGACAATCAGCTCCTTTCGCCGGAATGTGCTTTCTTTTCTGCCTGCAATGCTGCAAAGTCGCGGGTATCAGGTGAAATACAGCCGCAGCGACAATGTGCTTGTGGTGACGCGGGGTGGTACGGAAAACGCGTTTTATATCTTCGGGGGCAAGGACGAAAGCAGCCAGGATCTGATCCAGGGTATGACCCTGGCCGGTGTGTTCTTTGACGAGGTGGCTTTAATGCCCCAGTCCTTTGTACAGCAGGCCACCGCCCGGTGTTCTGTCAGCGGCGCAAAATTTTGGTTTAACTGTAATCCGGATAACCCACACCACTGGTTTTATGAAGAATGGATCCTGCCGGAGAAGCGGCAAGAAAAGCGAATACTCTACCTTCACTTTACGATGGACGATAACTTGTCCTTGACAGAGGAGGTCAAAGCCCGGTACAGAACGATGTACGCGGGCGTTTTTTATGCTCGGTATATTCTGGGCGAATGGAAAGTGGCAGAGGGCCTGATCTACGATATGTTTGACGAAAGGCGGCACTGTATTCCGCTGCCGCCGGATAACGAACTGCAAGGTTCTGCCTATATCAGTGTGGACTACGGTACGCTAAACCCTACGGTGTTCCTGATGTGGCGCAAATATCACGGCAAGTGGCTGTGCACCAAGGAATATTACTATTCCGGGCGAGAGAACCATAAACAAAGAACGGACGCAGAGTATGCGGACGAGATGATGGCCTTTATCGGCGATACGCCGTATACCTGCGTAGTGGTTGACCCTTCGGCGGCTTCTTTCATTACAGAACTGCAAAGGCGGGGGCTCAAGGTATTAAAGGCGGATAACGCGGTGCTGGATGGAATCCGTACCGTATGTACGCTATTGCAGCGGGCAGATCTGCTGTTCAGTAAGGACTGCACCCGTACCATTGCAGAATTTTACGCCTACCGTTGGTACGACAAAGCGGCGGAGGCGGGCCGGGACGAACCGGTCAAACAGGACGACCACGCTATGGACGCTATGCGTTACTTTGTAAGCACGGCGCTGGGGCGGATCGTAACAAGGAGGACATAGGATGATACTTTACATGAACCGGCGGGATGTGCCGAACCTTGACCGGGGCGAGTTGCCTTCTGCGGTGATCGATTATGTGATCGGTAAAGCAAATAAATATGAAAGACGGTGTTGCGCCCTATATGGTCGGTATATCGGTGTTCCACAGCTTCACCGTGGAGATGAAGAGGATGATGTGCGGGCGGAGACCAACTACGCCAAGTATATCGTAGATATTATTCGCGGCTACTTCCTAAGTGAGCCGGTAAAGTACGATTGCAACGACCGGGACAAGAAAGACGGTCAGGCACAGCTTTCCCTGGTGTCTACGGTTGAGGCCAAGCTGGACCGGCAAAACGGCAACCTTGTCCGTCACAACGCTGTGGATGAGGACAAAGACGGCCTTTGCGATCTGTGCGGAAAGAAGATTGACATTTCCGCCGTCATGGCGGCCTATCACAGCCAGAATATTGCTACCGTAGATCAACGAAACGGAAAGGCTATGGGTATATACGGCGAAAGCTGTGAACTGCTATATGCCAGCACAGATGAGCAACCACGCCCGCGATCCGCAGTGTATGCGCCGGATCAGATCGTGCTGGTGCAAGATGATACCGTGGAGCACAAGGATCTGTTTGCGCTGTGGTTTGAGCAGCGGGAACGCACAGATCGCAGCCGGTACTATGCGGTAACAGTCTATACGGCTACCCAGTATCAGCAGTACGAAAGCACATCGCTGGATAAAGAAAACTATGTGTACAACCCGGTGGGTGCACCGGTGCCACACTTCTTTGATGAGGTGCCGGTGGTGTGTTATGAGAACAACGAGGAGAGACAAGGCGACTTTGAGCAGGTGGCCAACCTGATAGACGCCCGCAATGAGTTGCTGTCCGATCGTCTGACGGACAAGCGCAAGTTTGTCAATTCTATTTTAGCTGCTTATGGTGCGGTATTGCCGCCGGAGACGATGGCAGCCGCAAAGCAAGATCACTTTGTAGATGGTATTCCACAGGACGCCCGGTTGGAATATGTGCAAAAGACCTTTGATGAGAACGCATTAAAGGTGCTGGACGATACGCTGGTATCGGATATTCATAAGATGACCTTAACCCCGGATATGACAGACCAGGCCTTTGCAGGCAACGCCAGTGGCGTGGCGCTGAAATTGAAGCTGCTGGCCTTGCACCTGCTAGTAAAAAGCAAAATGAGTGCCATGGAGGCGGGCTTAAAGAAACGCTGGAGATTATATAACAACTGGTTGGCCCATAACGGAATTGATCCGGTATCCGTGGACGATGTGGATATTGTGTTCACTGTGGCCCTGCCCATTGATGAGGCGCAGATCGTGCAGATGGTGTGCACCTTGAAGAATGCCGGACTGGTTGACGATCAGACGCTGTTGTCCCTGCTATGGTTCGTTAAGGACCCGGCGGAAGCTGTGGAGAACATGAAACAGCAAAAGCAGGAGAACCAGCAGCAGTATATGGACAGCTTTGCCGCCAAGGCGGAGGACAAAGCTGATGAAAAGGGACAGTCGGCAGATCAGAAACAGCAAGACAAAGAAAAGGACGCTTAACCTATGAAAGCAGCAGAGTATTGGAAAAGGCGAACGGTTGACCTGGAACACCTGCTGCAAGCGCGCACCACCGCTACGATGGTGGAGGTCAACCGTATGTACGCCCAGGGTGTAGAGCAGCTCAACGAGCAAATTGAGCGTATTCTCCGCCGGTATGTTAAAAACGGTCAGATCAGCCAGGCTTATGCCTTGCAGCTGCTGAGCGCAGGCCAAACCGCAGAGGAGCGCCAGCGTCTGCTGGAACAGCTACAACAGACTAAGGAACCACAGGCACGGCGTGAATTGATCGCTATGCTGGACGCTCCTGCGTATGCGGACCGTATCAGCCGTTTGCAGGCTTTACAGAACGCTATTCGTGCGGAAGCCGTAGCCATGGGCGCGCGGGAGGAACGGCTGGCGAAAGCGCGACTGACAGATACACTCAAACAAGCATACTACCGCACTATATTTAACGACCAAAAGCGTAATGGTCTATATGACTTTCGCTTGATCAGTGACCGCCGTGTACAGGCCGCACTTACCCATAAGTGGAGCGGCAAAAACTATTCCGATCGTGTGTGGAAGAACAACGCCGCCTTTTGCAAGCGCTTGCAGCGCACCATTGAGGTAGGCTGCATGACCGGCATGACCCTGCACGATATGGAGGAGCGGTTGCTGGAGGACTGCATAGGTGCAGATAGCGACAGCGGGCAACGCTATTGCGCCAGCCGCCTGATCCGTACAGAGGTAAATCACTTCTCCAATCAGGGCTTTTTAGAGGGCTATAAGACAGCGGGCATTATCCGGTATCGGTTTATGGCTACTCTGGATTTGCGCACCTCCGCCATCTGCCGCCAGCTGGACGGCAAGACCTTTTTGGTGGAAGAGGCAAAAGCAGGCGAGAACCTGCCGCCCATGCACCCTTTCTGCCGCAGTATTACCGTGCCGGTGGTGAGTAACCGCCTCGGCACCCGCTGGGCAAGGGATCCGGTGACAGGACAGTCTATGACCGTACCGGCAGATATGACCTATGCCCAGTGGTATGAAAAGTATGTGGAGAAGAGAGACATGGGCTTGACTGAAGAGGAAGAATACGCAATCAACAGCTGGGTGTCCAGTGACTTTTACCCGATTAACGAGAAACTGCGGCAAGGTATAGAGTTGACAAACGAGGAGAAAAGGGCTATAACTAACTTAGATCGTGCGCTTGAGAAATTCCCCAGGTATGCCGGATTGGTAAAACGCTCTTTGGTTATATCCGATCCAACGGAACTGCAAAGGTTTGTAAACACGCATACGGTCGGCAACACGGTTACTTACAACGAGTACATAGCTGCAACCTGCGGAAAGACCTATAACCCGGACGCAGAAGTGCAAATCTATATTCCGCAATGCAAAAATGGACGAGATATTCGATCCTTCAATACAGGCGAGCAAGAGATATTGTATCCGCGTGGTAGTAGCTTTGTGGTATCCAAAGTTATTCAAAATGAGTCCATATTAAAAATCTTTTTACTGGAAAGGTAGTGAATAATGGTGAAAGAGAAGAAGTTGTTTACTGCTCCACGCTGGAACGATCCACCTGTAGCAAGAGTGACAGGGCACGAAGAGATTAGTGAAGAAGAATTCAAAAGAATACTGCAAGAAGCCATTGACGAATTTTATGGCGGAAAATGTCCGGAGGAATGGCTGGACGCGATGAAGTAAGAGCGATACACATATCAAATCAAGCAGAGCTGCAATGCAGCCCTGCTCTTTTTATGCCCATTTACAGGCAATGCCTGTGGGAATATATCATTTAACGAACCGGCAGCGTACGGTTTGGGAAAGGAGTCAGCAATGACAAAACACAATGCCGAGATGGAAAACAGCAGAGAACAGAGCCGGGTGTGCGCACGCCTGCCGCTGAACCTTCAGCTGTTTGCCGAAGATACCGGCGAAAATGGAGCAGACACCAACGCAGAGGGGGCAGCAGGCGACACCGGCGCCAACTCCGATGGGGGCAACACCACTCCGACCTTTGACGAACTGCTGAAAGACAAAAAATTTCAAAGTGAATTTGACAGCAGGGTCAGCAAGGCGCTTGCCACGGCCAGAGCCAAGTGGGAAGAAAGCGCCAAAGAGCAGGCGGACGAAGCCAAAAAACTATCCAGTATGAACAAAGAGGAGCGAGAGCGGTATAACCTGGCCAAGGATCGCCAGGCATTTGAACAGGAAAAGGCAGCCTTTGCCAAGAAGCAGCTGGAAACGGCTGTTGCGGCTGAGCTGCTCCAGCGCAAGCTGCCTGCACAGTTTGCCGCATTCCTGACCGGGAATGACGCCACCGCCTCGCAAAAGAACCTGGAGACTTTTGACGCCGCATTTCAAGAGGCAGTACAGGCCGCCACAACCGCCAACCTGCGGGGCAAGGACTTGCCGCCGGCGGGTAAGGAAGCAGCGGGCGACAATGTACCGCCCACAGACTTCCGCGCCTATGAGGCGTGGAGAAAACAGAACGGCTAATAGGAGGAATAAGAAATGCCGAATACGATTTTAACCCCCAATGTCATTGCCAATGAGGCACTGATGGTACTGAAAAACAACCTGGTGATGGCCAACCTGGTGCACCGGGACTATGAGGACGAATTTGTGAAGGTTGGCGACACGGTTACCGCCCGCCGCCCCAGCAAGTTTGTAGCCAAGAACTTTACCGGCGCTGTGGATCCCCAGGATCTGAACGAGGGCGGTGTACCCGTGAAGATGGACCGGCTGCGTGATGTGACTGTGCAGATCACTTCTAAGGAAATGTCCTTGGATCTGCGCGACTTCTCTGCTCAGGTGATCGAACCGGCCATGACCGCCATCGCCAGCGCGGTGGACGCAGATGTATTGGCGACTGCCGTAGAGGGGGCCGGTCGCACCGTGACCGCTTCCGGAGAGAGTGCAACCAAGCCCATTAAGGATATTGCCAAGGTGGGCAGCTATCTGGACTTCGCCGGTGTGCCGGTACAGAACCGCCGCCTGGTGCTGAACCCCTCGCACAAGGTGCTGTATGCTACGGACGACAACCTGTCCAAGGTGTCCTATGCCGGCGACGGCAACGCCCTGCGGGACGCAGAACTGGGCAAGGTGTACACCATGGACACCTACATGAGCCAGAACGCACCGTATCCCTACGGTTATCTGGACAATGCCGTTGGTACTGCCAAGACTTATAAAGTCAGTGGTACTGCCGGTGAGAGTAAGGTGGCGCTGTCCTCTGTGACTGCTGCTACTGCCACGGTGAAAAAGGGCGACTGCTTTATTGTGGACGGCTATGTGTACCATTTCGCCGCAGACGCTACGGCTGCCAGCGGCGCGGTGGCCGAGGTGGCTATTGACCAGCCCTTGCACGCTACACTGTCTGGAAAGGACGCCACTGTGATCTCTGCGCCTACATCAGTAGGGTTCCACCGCAACGGCGTGGCACTGGTGACCCGTCCTATGGATCTGCCGATGGGCAACAAGAACGCCTATGTGGCGTCTGCGGACGGCCTGGGTGTGCGTGTGGTCTTTGACTACGACAGCACCCACAAGATCGACACCGTGTCCTTTGATATTCTGTACGGCGTGACCACGCTGGACAAGAATATGATCGTCAAGGTGCAGGGCTAAGCCCGGGGAGGTACAAATGGAAAAGGTAACCGTTGTACAGGGCAAGACCCAAGTGGTCATTGATCGGAGTTGTCTGCCGGCTTATTTGAATGCCGGTTGGCAGCTGCAAGAAAAAGAGGATACAAAAAAGGGCGCCAAATAAGGCGTCTTTTGTTATGGGGTGATATGTTTGACTGATGAGATGAAAAACAAGGCTCTGCGGCTGCTGCGGGCCGCTGCCGGGCGTTACGACAAGATATGCGAGGCCTGGTACGCACACGCCGGTGAAGAGCTGGATTTACAGCTGTTTTTGGATATGGCAGAGGACGATTGCCTGACCTATTTGGGCACGCAAGAGCTGCCGCCGGTGGTAACGGCCACCACACTGGCCAAACTGGCTTTTGTGCACCTGAACAGCTTTATACAGGATCGGGAGTACGGTGTAAAGAGTGCGTCCTATACGGAGGGCAGCGTATCTATGAGCGAGACCTATACCACCCCTGCGGAGCAGGAGACAGCCATTGCCGACCTGCTCCAGCCGTACAACAGATACAGGGAGGTGCGCACCTGTGAAAGCAAAAACACCTAAGTCGTGGACTGTAAAATCACGGATTTTCTCCGCACAGACGATCAGAGACAGTGCTTACGACTTTGAGCAGAACACTTACAGTGCTACACCTGCCGTTTTGTATTTGTGCTGGCAGCCGGTATCTGCTTCTGCCCCTATTGAGGAGCGGGGGCGGGTGCTGTCTGCCGGGTATCAAGCTGTGCTGTATGACCCTGTGGCCGTGCGGCCCGGCGACCTGGTACAGGTGGAGGGTATTGGTTGGCTGGAGGTAGAGACCGTGCAGCAGTTCCTGCATTATCGGTTGCTGACAGCGAATGCCACAGAGAGGAGGGCACCCGGTGGAAACGAACATTGAGATTGAAAAGCTGGGTGCCTATGCCAAGACGCTGCAACGCACCGCAGATCATCTGCTGGACAACTTGGAGCGGCAGATGTTGCAGGACGCAGAGGACATGGCCGGCCGTCAGCGCAGCAACTGCCCGGAGGAAACCGGACTGCTGCGGGAGTCTATCGCCGCCTTTTGCGAGCGTGACGGTGATCGGGTGACCGCAGGCAGCCGTACCAATATGCAGTATGCGGCCTATGTGGAATTTGGAACCGGACCTGTGGGTGACGAAAAGGGTACACCGCTGGACAGTGAGCTGGGTATTGTGCGCAAGCATGAGCCTTGGACTGCGTATATACCCGGCTACGGATTTCGCAGGTTGAAAGGCCGCTTGCCGGCGCTCTTTATGTATAACGGCATGCAGGAAATGCAGCCGGTGATTGCAGAGCATTATGGTACGGCTATACAGGAGGCGATCAAGTGAAAAACTACCGTGCAGTGATCCGGGATACCTTAAAATCCGTACAGTCGGACATTCCCTATGACATTAAGATGGCATTTCCGGAGAGCAAACCGGCAGGTAACCTGATCACATTTTATGAGATCACCAATACAGGCACGGAACTGGCGTGCGTAGATGTGATCGCCTATCAGGTGGATCTGTGGTTTATGACCTTGCCGGACCTGTTGGAATTGACGGAAAAGGTAGACGAGGCGTTGACCTCGCTGGGCCTGATCCGGCAATTTGCATCCTCGGACGCGCTTTTACACGACCCCAGCGGTTATTTGCGCAAATCATTGCGTTACGGTCGTCGGGTAGACACAAGAACCAATCGATTGATTGATTAAGGAGGATTTTATATGAACGAAACAAAGCCGGAACGCGGCCTTGCGTCCAAAGGCATTGAGGTATATCCCAACTATACCGGCCCCACAGCCAAGTGCCTGAACTACGCCACCCAAATCGGCGATCTGACCAAGGGCGAACGGGAAGAACTGGACGCCACTTGCTATGACGATGATGTGGAACACAGCATTACCGGTATTCGCAAGAAAGCAGACGCCTTTGAGGTGACTTTCCTGTACAACGCAAAGGACGCCACATCGGATTATCGGGTGCTGGCAGCTTTGGAGGACGCCGGTGTGTCCGTACCCATTATGGTTAAGCTGCCTGACGGCACCAAGTTTAACAACTCTGGTGTGCCCAGCCTGAAGATTAAGGGACCGGGCGTAAACAGCCTGATGGAGGCTACTGTCTCTTACAAGCTGGACGGCGACTGGAGCAGAGAGTTCCCCGCCGCGTAAATCGATTATTCGGGAGGCGGGAGACCGTCTCCCTCATTTTTAGGAGGTAAGCAATGAATAATCAGCATACTGTAACCAGAACATACGATTTGCAGTTGACTGCAACCGAGACGGTGCACCTGCGCCTGACCGTGGCTGCACAGCTGCGACTGAAAAATAGATTTAAGGAGGACGCCCTGGATGTAATCCTGAGCGCTTCCAGTGACCCGGAGCGGCTCCTGGCTGTACTGGATGAGGCACTGCATTTTAACGATGATCCCAACGGCGATCTGACCGGTGAGGCGTTGTATGACTCGCTGGTGGATAGCGGCGTTAGCGGCGTGGACGCATTTTCAAGCATTCTATTTCAGCTGGCCAATGTGTCCGGTCTACTGAGTGATACGCAGGCCGAGAAGCTCTCCGCCGGTATTGAAAAGATGGTCAACGCTGCGTTTGACGGTGTGGAGAAGTCCGCAGAGAGTGAGGACAATCCGGCCGCTTCCTTTCGGGAGTAATTACTGCACAACGGAGGATATGATCCTGGAGGCCAACGCTTATGGCTTGTCGTTCTCTGTTATTCTCGCCATGACCTATGGAGAACTAAAGCGTTACATTCTGTTCCATCGTGATTTTGAGAAAAGGCAGTATCAAAATTTGTCACAAATCGCTTATATCCAAGCCGGGGTTATCGCCGCTGCGGTTGCCGGGGAGGATGTGGGCGCAGTGTATGACCTTTTCCCATATTGGACAAAGGATGATGTGCTGGATATTCAAGCGGCCAAAGCAATGGCCTACTTTGATCAGTTTTAAGGATTGAAAACAAGAAAAGGAGGTGATTTTGTGGATCAGGAATTGGTAACACGATTTACTGCGGATATTAGCCAGTACAAAAAGAGCATGGCCTCTCTCCAAGCCGAGCTGAAGCAGCTGTCCGGCGTGACGGATAAAATTAAGACAGTGACTGCCAAGGCAATGTCTTCCGCCTCTTCTGATACAAGGAAGATGGGAAAGCAGGTGGATACGCTTATTAAGAGCCAGGAGCGCAATGTGCAGGCCGCTATGAGCAGTGCTGCGAAAATATCCGAGTATACGGCAAAAGCCAGACAACTGAAAGACCAGCTGCACAGCCAGGACGAAACATACAAGCAGTTGTCCAGCCGCTTAAAAGAGGTAACGGCCACTTACCGGGCACAGCAGGAGTTTTTGAAGTCCTATAAGAACGGCATCGCCGGTGTAAGCAGTCAGTATCAGGAGATGGTAGACTGGATCCACAAAATGGAAACAGCGTCGACCAGCGGCATGACGATCAATCAGATTGAACAGCAGCGGGCGGCTATCAATCGTATAAAGAACGATTTAGAAGTCTTTGACAGCGAGCTGAAAGAGGTTGGCCTGAATCCGAATAATTTAAAAACGGATACGCTGGACAAGCTGAAAAATGAAATCCGCAAAACCTCTTCGCAGATTCTCAAAGCGAAGAGTGCAATGGCACAGACCACGGGACAGATCAACAAAACCAATGCGGATATAGCAACGGAAAGCACCCGCTTCTCCAACTTGAAATCGTCTATATCCAGAAATGCTCCTGCGCTTAAGAGTATGAGCAAGCAGCTCAAGCAAACCGGTGATGTTTCCGCAGCAGGGAAACTGAAAAAGGGCTTCTCCGGGTTAAAGGGCATATTTGGAAATATCGGATCTGCAGCGGGCGCCGCTTTCGGCAAGGTGCATAGTCACCTGAAAAATATGCGTGCTTCTTCCGGTACGGCCAGCAAGTCCCTGTTGAATGTGGTCAAGTCTATCCGCCGTATAGGTGTGGTATCGTTGGGGCTGAAAGTGTGTAAAAACATTTTCGGCGAGCTGCGGTCGGTTGTTTCCGGCTACTTGAGTCAAAACGAAGCCTTGAACAGTCGGGTGGAGGCCTTGAAAAACGCCTTTGCAAACGCGCTTGCTCCTGCGATCAATGTTGTTGTCGGGCTTTTTGAAAAGCTGATGCCTTATGCGATGAGCGTGGCCAATGCCATCAGCGGCTTGCTTTCCTCTGTGGGGATCGCTTCGCAAGTAAATGCCACAGCCACCGCTGTGGGCAAGACCACAAAAGAGACGAAAAAGCTGTCTCAAGCGCAGAAAGAACTGTACGGATTTGACCAAATCACTAAGGTTAGTGATGATCAGCAAGACAGTAGTTCGTCCGGTGCGTCTACAGCCAATACGCCGGCAGCGTCCGACAAGTTCTCCGCTTATTTGGAGAAAATCAAGAACCTGTGGAAAAGCGGCGACTTTGAGGGAATCGGCGACCAGATCGCCGGTTCTTGCAATAAGATCATCAGCAAGATCAACGCTCTGGACTGGAAAGGCATACAGGATAAAGTTAACGGCGCTGTCAGCGGTATTGCCAAGAGCCTAAACGGCTTCATCCGTGACTTCGACTGGGAGGGTGCCGGACAAATTGTTGGTAACGGTGTGAACACCGTCTTCGGTGCGCTGGACACCTTCCTGACCACATTCGATTTTGCAGCTCTTGGCGCAGGCTTTGCTAAAAACCTGAACGGTATATTCAACACCATTGATTGGGGACAGGTGGCAAAGACCCTGTCTGATGCCATCAGCGGTGTGTTCAAGGCCATTTACGGTTTCTTGGAAAACCTGGACTGGCGAGGGCTGGCTACGGCGCTGGAAAACTTCATAGGCGGTATTGATTTTGGTGGAATGGCAAGCGCTCTGTTTGAATCGCTTGGTGCAGCTTTAGGCGGCCTGTGTGCATTCCTGGGACAGCTTATCTCTGACGCTGTGTCCGGTATACAGTCCTATTTTGGCGACAAGATCAAAGAAGCCGGCGGCAATGTGGCCCAGGGCATTTGGGACGGCATCATTGACGGCATTGGAGATGCATGGAAGTGGGTTAAGGAACACATTTTCCAACCGTTTATCAATGGTTTCCAAAAAGCGTTTGAGATCAAATCGCCGTCTAAGGTTATGAAAAAACAGGGCGGCTTTATTTCCCAAGGCCTTTTCGATGGTATTGGTAACCTATGGAAAAAGGTAAGCAAGAAGTTTAGCGAATTTAAGGAAAACCTGGTCAACTTCTTTACCGGCAAAAACGGTATTGTGACCAAGGTGAAAGGGCTCGGTGGCAAGATCGTAGACGGACTGAAAAACGGTATGAAAAACCTGAAAAAGACCTTTACAAACGCGTTTAAGGGTCCGCTGAACGGTGCAATCGGGTTGATCAACAACATGATCGACAAAATCAACGACAAGCTGAACATCAGCGTTGGCAGCACACTGTCTAATGTGCTTAGTGCCCTGGGCGTGAGCGTGACCAACGGCCAGTACCAGTTGTTTTCTATACCCACTATCCCAGAGCTGGAAAAGGGCGGCGTGCTGAAAAAAGGCCAGGTCGGTCTGTTGGAGGGTAAGGGCGCCGAGGCCGTTGTGCCCTTGGAGCGAAACACCCAGTGGATCAGCAAGGTAGCCGCAATGATGGGGCAAATGCTGGGTAGCAGCGGGCAGGCGGTCAATGTAACGATCCCGGTATATGTGGGCGGTAAGCATTTAAGCACGGTGGTGCTGGACGATGTGAACCAAACAGAAAAGAAAGGCCGTGACCCAGTTACGGCCACAGCGTAAGGAGGGACGGTATGCCACTATATATTGACGGCACAAAAATGCCAAACCCATCATTCAATGCCATATCCTGTTCAGACGAAAAGGTGTGGTCCTCTAACACGGGCCGCTCCAAGTCGGCTTATATGAACGGCAGTATCGTTCAGGTCAAAAAAACAAGGCAGTTGTCCTTTCCGCCCTTGACCCGGGCGGAATTGGACAAGCTAAACGGCGTGATCAACAATGCGAGTAAGCCCTGGCATTCTATTAAACTGGAGGATACTTCCGGGAATACGGTGTTTTCGTTCAACTGCTACTTTGGTACGCCCAGTTGGACAGCCTATTCCGGTGCCAGGGATTGCCGGTATTTCATCAACTACAAAGTAGATGCCATCGAGCGCTAAAGGAGTATTTTATGTACAAGACAAGCACAGCTTTTAACCAGGCCATCAAAAACGGGGAACGGATCTATGTGAAGGTTAAATGTGGCAATTTCATTTTTGGCTACAACGATGAGACGGATCCTACAAGCCCAAATGAGCAAAATAACATTATGGAGCTGAATATTGACCGCAGTATCAGCCATGACGATTACGCGCTGGCAAAGTCCTACGCTTGTGGGTGTAACTGCGTTTTGTGGGCTGTGCCCGCCGGTGCCGTGCTTCGCGGGCAGAAAACCGTGGTGTACTTTGGCTGTATGGTCAACGGTGCAGTGGAGTGGGTGCCAATGGGCGTGTTTTATCCGGAAAAGGTCACTCGGTCCGGCGAATGTACCACTTTGGAAATGTACGACCACATGTATGATCTTTCTATGCCGTATTCTGCCGCCATCAGCGGTCAGCAGACCCCTTTGGCAATCTTAAAAGACCTGGCACGCCAGGGTAACTTTGAGTTGGCTGCCGGCGTGGAGAGCAAGGTCTCCGGCTTTGGCACGGTAGATGTTTCTTTGCTCTGCGGTACGGAAACAGACGAGGACGGCAAGCAGCAGGTCACTGCCTATAATGTGAATGATGCCATCGGTTATGTGGCTGGGTTCTGCGGCTGTGCTGCCGTCTTTGATCGAGAAGGCAAGTTGCGAGTAGATACTTTCGCCCAGGTATATGATGGTACGGCAGAATACGCTGTGACAGATGACACGGTCACAGAGGTTTCACTGGCAGAGACGGACAAAACCTACCTGGGGATCAGTTGCAACAATGGGAATAAGAATATTCTTGCACCAGATAGTCTGTCGGTCAACAGCGAGGTGCTGTATTTCGACAACCCACTGATCACCACCCAGGCCCAAGCGGAAAAAGTATTTAACGCTGTATCTGATATGATCTACATAGATGATGGCGACCAGGGTGAGACTGTATTTGACCTGGGCATACAGTACCGACCGGGAAGTATGACATTGCTCACGGCCAATCCGGCGTTGGATAGTTTCGATGTGATCACTTACCGGGACGATACCGGCGATCACCATATCCCTTTGATGGGTGTGGAGTATGATTATGATGGCTCCGTCACTATGGAAGTGACCGCCCATGCCCGTTCAGAACAGGAGGGCAGCTCTGCCGGAAGCATTCTTTCCCGCATGATCTCTAAGGCTATGCAGCAGGTCACAGCGCCGTTGGCACAGCGCATTCAGGATGCTACGGATTCTATCACGAACGCAGTGGGCGGTTACGCTGCTTTGATCGACCGGGACGGCGATGGTGTGTCAGACGCGCTTTATATCGGAGAGTACCCGGCAGCGGAGGGCAAGACCAAAGGCCGCTGCCTGCTGCTGAATAAGAACGGCATGGCTGTTTCTACCACCGGACTGCAAGGCCCCTTTAAGGACTTTGCGGTGTACTACAACAAAAAAACCAACCAGTATTACCTGAATGCTACGGACATTTCAGCCGGTAGACTCTCCGGTATTGAGATCCTTGCGGATAAAGGCACGATCGCCGGGTGGAACATCACCGACCGAGAACTGTATGCGGATTTGGGTAGTTATCGTGCATACATTCAAAAGCCAACTACCAAAGGCTCTTGGGTGTTTTCTGCACAAAAAAAGAACAGCAACGGTTCATATACTGGTACATGGTATGTAACGATGGGCGGCGATATGGTATGCAATGGTTCGGTAGATGTAAGCGGGGCCCTATCGGTGGAAGGGAAAGCCAAATTTGATGCCGATGTACAATTCTACAAAAAAATATATGATCTTGCCGGATATGAAATCATTAATGCTGCATCTGGTGGTAACAGCCTTGTAATTGGATACGGTCAGTATGAGCACGGAGCCAAAACATATTTAGAAGGCGGAGATATTTGCTTAAGAATGCAGCAGAATGGCAACTTGTGTATACAAGCGGGATCGAAAGATTCGGTTGAAACCAGATTTGTACTGTCTAAAGTGAGTTGGACGCTTAGCGGAAGCACTGCGTACCGTGATACGATTGAATCAAAAGGCGGGTTTGTGCTTAGTGCGAATGGTGGCGATAATGTTTTATACCTTGTCGGGAAGAGTATATGGATTGATAACGCCACGACAATCAGAGGCAAACTGACGGTACAAGACGATATTAGACTGAGTTTTAAATCTTCAAGCGGAACCATTCCACTGGTTGTAAACACAAGCGGCGTTATTACAACCGCAAACTCATCAAAACGATACAAAGAGAATATCAAACCGGTAGAAGACGCTGTGCTGGATCCAAACGGTCTTTACGATGTACAGGTGTGCCAGTACAATTACAAGCCAGAATACAAGGACAACGAATTGGTCAGCGGGACGCAGATCGGCGTTATTGCAGAGGATCTGGACAAGCATTACCCCAACGCAGTGATCTATGACAGTGAAGGGAGACCTGAAAGCTGGCAAGATCGTATCATGATACCGGCAATGCTTAAGTTGATCCAAGATCAAAAGAAGCAACTGGACGCTTTGCAGGCAGAAGTGGACGCGCTGAAAGCAAAATTGCAATAAACAGCAAAGCGGCTGCTCCGCACTGGAACAGCCGCTTTAGAGTTATTAGTCAATATATATTCTTGGAGTGGATTTATCGCCCTTTTTGAAATAGAAATGCCTGCCGCTTTCATCGACATATATTTCTTCTAACGGATCGTCTCGAGAAGAAGCTGTGTCCCAGTAATATCCATCGTCAGAAGGTATGGGATCAAAGTGCGCGTCAGCAGGACGCTTCGGCACCGTTGATTCGGTTGTTTCTCTTATTGCGGCTGGGGCTACTGTGCCATTCCTTTCGGTGCGATACACTACTTGCGGTTGCGTGGTAGTATGCTTCTTCTTTTTCTTCTTAGTGGTTGTGGGCTTTGTAGTTGTTGTGGTTGCGGTCGCCTCTGTGGCTGCCGGTTCTGTAGTGGTCTCTGTGGGCTGTGTAGTAACACCAGCCAGTGCACTGGATACAGCGTGATCTACCAGACTGGCTGTCTCCTGATCATGCACTCGATCATAGTGCACCCACACACCGATACCGACCCCCACCGCCACTACAACGGTCACAACAAGGATCCACACTTTGGCCTTAGACTTCATCTTCATCTCTCCTTTCACTCCCCACCATACCACACTTCCCCGCAGATTGCAAGAAAACAGGAGGTGATTCCCATGTAAAATACAAATTGCAGTCAACTGCAAACGGCGGCTTAGGCACGCTGTTTTTTTATGTCAAAAAGGAGGATTTTATGCAGACATTAAATATTAAGGTCACCCAGCAGGCGGTGATCTTACAAAACAAAGACCCGGTGACAGCTGAGAATGTCAATCAGATCCGCTGTGTGGTAGAGCTGGATCCGGCATACGCCGATCTGGTCGTGCGGGTGTGCATGAATGGCCAGTTTGCCACTGTGGTGGATGGACAGTGTTTCGCCCCGCCGCTGCAAGAGGGAATGTGCCGCCTGGGCGTTTACGGCTATGCCGTGGATGGCGAGCAGTTGGTGCAGCGTATAAGCCCGGAGCCGTGCGTGTTTTATGTGCGCCCTGGTTCTTATGACCCGGCAGCTGTGGAGACGGACGCACCGGATCCAACGGAGTTGGAGTCTTATTACGCCAAGGTGCAGGCACTGCTCAAGGATATTGGTAAGGGTGTGAATGGCACCACTTATACGCCCAGCGTGTCCGTAGCGGGCGAGATCAGCTGGACCAATGACGGCGGGAAGGACAACCCGGAACCGGTGAACATTAAAGGCCCAAAGGGTGACACGGGTCCCCAGGGCGCTTCTGGTAAAGATGGAGAGCGAGGACCGCAGGGCGAACCGGGAAAAGATGGTGCAGTGGGCCCACAGGGTGTTCCTGGCACGGACGGCAAAGACGGAGCGCCAGGCGCAGATGGTGCGCCCGGTAAAGATGGTACGGACGGTCGCGGTATCAATACCGCGTGGGTGAATGACAATGGAGAGCTGCAACTGGAGTATTCTGACGGCGAAGAGGATAACTTGGGTAATGTTAAGGGACCGCGTGGTGCAAAGGGCGTAAAGGGCGACACCGGTGCACAAGGACCTGCCGGTGCGGATGGCATTGGTATCACCGATGCACAAATCACAGAAGCCGGAGAGCTACAGATCACTTACACAGACGGTACGACTGTACTTCTG